AACATGCAAAAAAGAATTCGAAATAACAAAGTGGCAAAAAAGTAAAATCTACTGTCAAGATATTTGTAAACCAGGATTTAAACCAAACTTTGGTAAACCAAAAACAGGGAGGCCACGAAAGAGTGAAGTTTAAAAAAATATTTGAAGGCAATAATAGTGCCTATGGTCAACTGATATTATCAGGGACAACAAATGATAAAGGCAAAGCAGACGGTAAGGCTTTCATAAAGAGACAACCAGTCACTGATAATCTTTGGGAAGATCACCTAGCAGGTAAAGATCCAGCGCTGGGTGTCATACCAATTAACGAGGACAACGAGTGTAAATGGGGCTGCATTGACATAGATGTTTACAATGTGGATCACCTGGTGTTGATGAGAGATATAAAAGGACTTAGTTTTCCATTAGTTACATTTAGGTCAAAATCTGGTGGGGCACATTTGTTTTTATTTGCTAAAGAGTTTATTCCTGCATCATTGATGCAGTCTAAACTCAAAGCAATGGCAGAGGCTTTGGGTTATGCAGGTAGTGAGATCTTTCCGAAACAAACTGAAATTTTAGCTGAACGTGGAGACACGGGTAATTTTTTAAATTTACCTTACCATGGTGGAGCTCGAGGTTTAAGGTATGCAGTAAAAGCCGGAGGTGAGGCTGCTAGTTTAGAATCATTCTATTCTATATACGACGAGTGGGTGCAGACCAGAGAGGAGATAGAGCAGATAGTGGTCAGCAAAAAAGCTGAGGTAAAAGAATTTTTTAGTGATGGTCCACCTTGTTTAAATAGATTGGCTGATGAGGGTTTTGGTGAGGGCTCCAGAAATAATGGTTTGTTTAATGTTGGTGTATATAGAAAAAAATCTAACCCTGATAACTGGGAAGACATGTTGGTGGCTGATAATCAAAAAGTCATGTCACCACCACTTAGTAATTCTGAAGTTCAATTATTAATTAAATCTTTAAACAGAAAAGGCTACGACAAATACAGATGTAAAGAACAACCAATATGCAGTGTGTGTAACCCTGCAAAGTGTAGGACTAAAAAATTTGGCGTTGGATTTGAAGAAGAACAAATGCCAGGATTGGACACACTTACAAAAATAAAATCTAATCCACCACAATGGTTTTTAAATGTTGGTGGTAAAAGAGTAGAATTGAAAACAGAACAACTACACAATCCAAACTTATTTGCTTTAGCTGTGTTAGATCAGGCAGATATAATGACACCAATACCAAAAGCAAAAGATTGGAGAGAGATATACGTAAGCCCTTTGTTATCTAATTTAGAGGAGATAGAGCCACTAGAATCATTAGACCCAATAAATCAAATAATAAATTTATTGTATGACTTTACAGTCAACAGACCTGCTGCAAGAACAAAAGAAGACATGCTCAACAAAATGTCCTGGACTGACGATGGTTATACATATTTTAGAATGGATGATTTTTATTCTTTTTGTAAACGTAACAATTGGGAAATGGACAAAATTAAAACAGGTAATTTAATAAAGACACTTGAAGATATTTTTGAAGACGAGATTAGAATGACTCTAAAGAACCAAACACCAAGAGTCATAAAAATAAAAGCTATGAAGAAAACAAAGGCAGAAATAAGCCAAGAAAAATATCAGGAGACACCATTCTAATGCAGCTTGATTTTTTTCTAACACAACCTGAAGAGGAGAAAGATTTAGACTATGTTGACATTAGTCAAATAAAATATCCAGCGGTTTGGAAAAGAACTTGGGATTACTCTGACATTCCTGAAGGTAGATATTTTTTATATAAAACTGGCGGCACTTGTTTTTTAGCTCCAGAATTAGGAAACACTTTACCTAAATTAGTAAACAATAAGACAGGCATCACCATAAAGGCACAAATGGAGGTTGGAAGCGACTCTGGTTATATGTATTGGTGTTTTTATTCCAAAGATAAAAACTGTAAAATGAAGTGCCATCGTTTAGTTGCAGAAGCATTTTTAATAAACGATGATCCTTTTTATTATAAAATAGTTGATCACATTAATAGAAACTCACATGATTTTAGATTAACAAATTTAAGATGGCTTTCTACTTCACAGAATGCCTTAAATTCTGAAAAAGGTGTGAGTAAGCAAAAGATAACAGAATATAAAAATTATTTAAAAAATAAAAAATGAAAACAATAATACTAGGACCACCGGGCACAGGCAAGACAACCACACTACTAGATTTAGTGGACGACTTTTTGCGGTCAGGAACAGACATAAAAAAGATAGGTTACTTTTCTTTTACAAAGAAAGCTGCATGGGAAGCAACACGAAGAGCAGAAGAAAAATTTATGATAGACCAAAAAGAGATACCGTACTTTAGAACACTACACTCACTAGCATTTAGGATGTTGGGTGCAAAGAAAGAGGCTGTCATGGGTCATGCAGACTACAGAGACTTTGGTTTGAAATGTGGCATACCTATCAAGACAGCTTGGTACGAGGACGGCAACGGCACATTTAATTCTGATAACGAGTATCTACGTTTGATAAACAAAGCAAGGGTTTTAGAGATACCTGTTTTAGATTTGTACGACAGAAACGAGCACAGTCTGGACATCGAACGAGATCTATTATATCTTTTAGATCAAGAACTTAAACGATATAAAGAAGAAAAAGGACTTATTGATTACAATGACATGGTTTCAAAATTTATTGAACAAGATATATCACCGTCTTTCGACGTGTTATTTATTGACGAGGCACAAGATCTTTCACCCTTACAATGGAGAATGGTTAGAACGTTATGGGGAAAAGCAGACAAGACCTATATTGCTGGTGATGATGACCAGGCTATTTTTAAGTGGGCTGGTGCTGATGTTGATACTTTTATTGCACTTAAAGAAGAAGTAGATTACGTCGACACATTAAACCAATCTTACAGAATACCTGGTGGACCGATACATGATTTATCACAACGTATAATTAGAAATGTTTCTAACAGATACGACAAAGACTACATGCCAAGACAAGAGATGGGTGATCTTACAAGATACTCTGACGTCACACAAGTAGACATGTCACAAGGTGAATGGCTAGTGTTGTCAAGCGCCAATCATTTTTTAGATCACATAAAAGATTTATGTGAGCTACAAGGCTGGTACTATTCACACAAAACAAAAAACTCTGTCAAACTAGATTTACTTCTTGCGATACAAACTTGGGAGAAATGGAGAAACGGTGAACAACTATTACCAGTCGCATCAATAAAAAATATTTATTCTTATCTCGGAGAAAATGTGACTAAGGGTTATCAAAAAGGTAAAACGTTTGATGAAAACGAAGAAGGATATTACATCGAAGAGTGTCTCGAGAACCACGGATTACAAACACAAGATGTTTGGTACAAAGCGTTTGCAGGTTTGGATACCAACACAGAAAACTACATTCGTAATATGCTAGCAAACAGAGAAAGTTTTAAACAAAACCCACGCATAACTTTATCAACAATACATGGAGCAAAAGGAGGTGAAGCTGACAATGTATTACTTTTACCTGATATTACTAAGTCTGCTCTTGACCACAACGATATTGATCCAGACGAACTACACCGTCTATTCTATGTTGCTGTGACACGTGCAAAGAAAGCATTGCACATATTAGAGCCAAAGAACTACGACAGAGCGTACATGCTGTGAGATTTCACGAACACATAAAAGGTGACAAAGCAGAATACATTGCTGCAATGTGGTTGTGGGACCAAGGATACCTGGTTTGTAGAAACATGTCACAACAAGGAGCTGTTGATCTTGTTGCAATTAGAGAACACGAGGTCATACTGATAGATGTAAAATCAGTGTGTGTAAGAAAGAGAGATGGATACAAAATTAATAGATCACTCACACCAATACAAAAAGTTCTTGGTGTTAATATTTTAAATGTAAATGTAGAAACAGGAGAATGCGAATATGTCTAACCCATACGATAACCAGGTCGGAGGCGACCATTATAAAAAATATAAGATACAGCCTAGCGAATTCATCAATAAAAACAAATTGTTATTTGCTGAGGGTTGTGCTATAAAATATATTGTAAGGCATCAGGATAAAAGAGGTAAAGAGGACCTCGAGAAAGCGAAACATTTTATCGATATGATAATAGAGAGAGATTACAGTTGAGAACACTGCAACAACCATTATTCACACCAGAAACTGAGTGGGTGCCACCAGATAGATTACCAGACTTATCTAGTCATAGTGAAGTTGCCATTGACTTAGAAACACGAGATCCAAACCTGTTAACTTTAGGCTCAGGTGCGGTAAGAAGAGACGGGGAGATAGTCGGTATAGCAGTCGCGGTCGAAGGCTGGTCCGGCTATTTTCCTATCGCGCATGAAGGCGGAGGCAACATGGATCGAGGATTGGTCCTGGATTGGTTTGAAGAGTTACTAAACAACACATCAACAAAAATATTTCACAACGCAATGTACGATGTATCCTGGATCAGGTCACTTGGCTTTCACATAAACGGCGGCATCGTAGATACAATGATTGCTGCAAGTTTGATAGACGAGAACAGGTTTAGTTATACACTGGACTCTGTTGGTAAAGATTATATTGGCATGCGTAAGAATGAAAAACTTTTACAAGACGCTGCAAAAGATTTTGGTGTTAATGCCAAAGCAGAAATGTGGAAACTACCCGCACCGTTTGTGGGTGAGTATGCAGAGAAAGATGCAGAGATCACACTGAAGCTGTGGCATGCACTACAACATGAAATATCAAAACAAGATTTGTGGGATGTGTTTAATTTAGAAACTAATTTATTTCCGTGCCTGGTCGATATGAAATTTCAAGGCGTGCGCGTTGATGTGCAAAAGGCTATGTCTGTCAAGGCTGAGTTATTAGAAACGG